CACGTAGTGCTGCCTTAAACTCTTTCTCACCTTCAATGCCAATCTTGATTCCGAACTGATCGCTCATTCCATTACCTCCTTACAACACATCTCTCAAAATATCGTTAATGTAGAACTCTTGTTTGGGTTTCTTCCAACCTTGGAGTTGCTCGTAGATCTCTCGTTGGTCTAATAGATGCCCGAGCGGCATTAACCAAACCTCGCGTTCTGGTCGTAAGAGCTGGGTGACACCACAAAAGAGGAGCCGGGCAAACGTTTCAGAATCGCTTACCCGGCTCAGGCGTTTTTTGGTTCTTCTTCACTTTGCACGTGCTGCTTCTGACCTGCTTGTAATGCAGCAAGAATCGCTTCTCGATAACTGGTCACATCATAGGGGTCCATCTTCAATTCCAGCTCGTTTGCTGTTAGTAACGGTTTGTTGGTTTTGTTCTCTAGGTTCTCGATGAGGATACATTGATTGGCTAAGACGACAATTAACCAAACGATCTCGTCAATCATCCCGGTCAGGTCCATGCTTTCCAGCATCTTGTTTCCTAACTCCTCCAACCCACCATATCGAGTCGCGATTTCGCGGGTTGCTTTCAGTGTTAGCAAAAGTGGAATCTTTTCTTTGCCTAAAACGAGATAGGTCACTCTTGAATCATCGATCATGTTATGCACCTGCCACTGTTACTTGAGCTACGTTGGAAGTGACTTGCCGCACTCCGGCTGTTAGCACACAGTAATAGAAGTAACTTCCTTCTGTTAAGCTGGTTGGAATGGCGAAGCTTGCTTGTGTTGCTGAAGGGATTGCACTTCCACCCGAGTTGATATTCAGGGCATTGACAAACCATTGATAAGACAGCGTCCCAGCAGTACTCGTCGCTGTTACCGACAAGCTTCCACTGATGGACCCTTCTGTAAGCTCCGTTAAAGCAATCGGTTGAGTTGTGATTTGTATGATAGGAGCGCTGGTGTAATCCGGTTCATACACGGAAGTGAACCAGTTGGTAAAGACTAAATTCGGAATGCTTGGGTTATCCTGATCAGCTTGTGCTCGCCAAGGGTGCTTGCTTAAGCCATCCAACTTATTACGTCGTAAAATAACACCTTCGAGGGTGGGTGTTTGGAAATTAATAGCGTTGCCTTTGGTTTCATACGCTTCGGCCGGGATGCCAAACAGGACTCGGTAAAGCCAAAGATAGAGATATTTCCCGCTGGATTTCTTGGAGCGAAAGCCAATCGCTACCGGGCTTGCTTGCTGGTCGTTGGTCGAAACTAAGACCCCGTTGGAATCTATGACTGCACCGGTCAAATCGGCAGCAATGGTGGGTCCGATGTCTTTAATGCCAAAGCTGATCGTGCCATCGCTGAACTCTCTTAAGAGGGTGTCTAGCACATCATCTGCGTAGAGTTTACCTTCGATGGTGTTGATTTGTAGATTCGCGGTCATGGCTTTGGCGAGGGGGATTGGAGTTGCGTAAGTTTCATTGCCGTTTGAGTCTTCTGTGATTTTGGCATAAAAGAGATTGTCTAAGCCAATTGTGGCCATATTGTTATACCTCCCATGGATAGTCTTTCGCTACCTCGATGACGAAGTGGTGATAACCGGTATCTGCTTCATATCCTAGGTAGCGGCGGTCGGTGATGGTGATTTCTGCATTCAGCAGTGCGTGAATAATCTGATTCTTTATAGTGTTATAGTTCCCTTGATCGAAAAGCGAGAGTCGCACTTCTTGCGTTTCGTGTTGAGGTTGATTATCTGCATAGAGTTGAAAGGCTTCTGTCAAAGGAGTCAAAACCAGATAGCGAGCCGGGGGTGCTTGGGAGAAGGTTCCGGTTTCAAACGGCAGGATGGGTGATAACAAGGGGATCAGCTCTCCTAATAAGCTCATATCTGTTCCAACTCCCTTTGAAATTGCTCTTGCATGGCATCTAGGCATTCTTTTCGGCTACTGGTTTTGGCAGGCTTCAAAAAGGGTTTTGCGGCTTGATTGCTCCTGCCGTATTCTAAAATATTGGCAATCTTGGCATTGCTTGATCCATCTTTACGAGGTTCGGAGAAGCCAATCTTCACATTGTAATTTCCATCTCGATCGATTCTTGACGGAGTAGTTCCTAATGATTCTAGGAGTTCCCCTGTTGACCGAGATTCGCCTTTGGTCTGATTACCAATCACACCTTGCAGATTCTTGCGAACTTTGCTTTCTACGACTTCAGCTCCGGCTGCTAAGACTTTAGGGATGATACGATCTGTTTTTTCACTTAAGCGAGATAAGCGCTTGAGGAAGTCCTCCGGTAATTTGAAATCGACTCTAGCCACTGGATGGCACCACCTTTTTTGCGAGAACTTCCCAATACATCCCTCGATTGCGAATGTTTTCTGCAGAGGTGATTTCATATCGTTCCTGTTCGCAGAGAATGGTCAGCTCTGTGGTAATCTTTATTTCTGGTATGATGCGAAAGCGAAAGAGGTCGGTGGCTTCACTGAACGTTGCACGATTGGCCCATTTCTCATTGCCATGCCGACCTTCGCGATATGCTTTCACGGTTGTTATGGTCTGATCTACTTGCTGAGTAAACCCTTCTGCATCGTGAGTAATAGAACTGCGGATGATCTCAATCGAGGTGTTCATTTTTCCAATGCTCATACTACACCTTCCATTCCCGATCGAGCCGCAGAAGCAAATTGACGGTATTCCATGCTTGCTGTGCAGCTTGTACATTATCGGCAAAGAACCCCCCTGTGGAACCGTCTCTGGATTCATAAAAATGACTGGCTAACATAATCACCGCTTGTTCAGTCGTAGGCGGCATGAGCATCCCAGAGTAATATCCCGCCGGAAAGTGCTGGAAACTCTCTGCATAAGAAATCGCTGCTGTGATATAACTTTCCAGCAGTTGGTCATCCTGATCGTGTTCAAGAATTAGGTTGGCTTTGACTTTGTCCAACAAGACGCTCATGCTCATGCCGCCTCCTGTCTGAATTATTCTTGGTCATCCACCATGAGCCCACTGGTTTTTAGTTTGAGCAGTAGGGCATTAAAGTCCAAGACAAGCGCTGCGATTTCAGTTGCTACACTATCCACCTGATTGTCCATCACCGGAATTGCAGGAATACTCGGATAGGTTGGCACATATAGAAGTCCTGTTTCATCGACTTTGACAGGAACGGTATCCGTTTCTGCTTTACTTGCTGCTTTGATACCACCCAATACGGTTTCTGTGGCAATGGGAAGAATAAGACTAGGGAGCCCCGTAACAGAGGCTCCCTCTTTGATTTCTAAGCTTCCACCAATGACAGTTTTCTCTCCACCTTGTTCGGTATAGTTTTTTGCGTTATAACTCATGAAAGCACCTCCACTTAAGCCTTCTGCTGTAAGAGCTTGACTGCTTCTGGAAGGATGAGCTTGCCATCGACCCGTTGAGTCGCTACAAAGCCAACCTGGCCGGTTACAGCGAACAATTCGTTGAGTCGTTTAAAGACGCGTCCTTGACGATCGGCAATCCAGTAATACCCAAGGTCACCGAAAACAATACTCTTGGCTGCCGAGGCAATGGTCGGAACATAGGCCGAGGTATAGATGGGACGATTCAAGATGGTGTCCGGAGTGCCCGCTTGTAAGGAAGGTTGCCAGAGATACTGGCCTTGACCATCTTTGAGTTTGCGAATGGCTTTGACGGTAGAATCGTTCATGAGGAAGGTTGCTTTCTTCCGATAAGGTGCTTTCAGGGCGTAGAACAAGTCTAATACTTCATCTACGGTTATCGCGGTCGCGCTGGCTGCGGTTACCCCGAGTTGTGCTCCACCGGTTGCTGCTAAGAGTCCGGTGGGTTTCCCGGAACCGTCACCGATAAAGAACGCTTCTTCTTCCTTGTTACCGATACGACGAGCGAATTCAGTAGAAATATATGGTTCAAGTCTAAAAGCACTATCATTGAGCAGCTCTTCCGAGACTTTGATCATAGTAGCCAGTTTATAGGCACCGATGGAGACTTGGTTAAAAGCATCATCCGTATCGGTGATGGTGCCTTCCTCGTCAATCCAGGAAGCGGTTCCTTTTGAGGCTACCACTGGGATTTTGCGGTCTCCGGAGGAGGTAGTAATCACCTTAGCAAGCCCACGGAAGATGTTCTCTTCGGTTAAAGCTTCTACCAAGGTGAGCTCGAATTCATCCGGAACCAGATAACCACCTTCGGTATCCGTTCCAACTTGCAGAGCATTACGGATCACAGGGTCTAAGCCTTCCCCCGCTCGGGTGCGCATGGCATTCCAGAAGGCACTCTTATATTCATTGGAAGCTCGGCCGACTTTGTTCTCTGCTCCGGGAGTAAAGGGTCGATTGGTTAAGGGAGTGTTGAGTGGTTTCGCAAGTTCGCGATCTAGTGCTTCCTGCTTTTCTAAGCGGTCGATTTCTTTGCCGAGAGCGACCACTTCGTTTTCCATTTTTTCATAGGTAGCGACGTCCTCTGCTACCAGTAAACCGTCGGTGCCACGTTTCCCCTCTAAAAAAGCTTTGGCTGCTTCCCAGGTCTTGGCACGCTTTTCACGTAAGTTCAAGATTTGATTCATGGTGTATGTCCCTCCGTTTATTTAATGTGTCAATAAAAAAAGCCGCTTCTGCAGCGACTCGATTGGGGTAGTATTCTGTTTTGGCTTAAGTTTCGAGTAGAGTGAATTGGTCACGGCTCTGCGACTGAAGGCATAGGTCACATTTTCTGTGGTGATTCGTTTCTTCTCATCTTCCATAATCAGATCGGCAAAGCCCAATTCGATGGCTTTGTTGGCATTCAGCCAGGTCTCGGCATCCATCATGTGAGAAAGCTTGGTGCGAGATTGTCCGGTCTTAATTTCATAGGCATTGATGATGCTCTCCTTGACTTCGGTTAACATGGAGATCGCTTTCTGCATCTCTTCGCTGTCCCCGATGGCTACGGTCAAGGGGTTGTGGATCATCATTAAGGCGGTCGGGGCCATTTCCACTGTGGTTCCAGCCATGGCGATGACTGAGGCAGCAGAAGCCGCAATGCCATCGATTTTGACGGTAATCTTGCCTTTGTAGTCCATAAGCATGGCATAGATCTGACTGGCAGCAACGCAATCCCCTCCCGGTGAGTTTAACCAGATGACAATATCACCCTCTCCTGCGTGTAACTCAGCCTTAAAAGCTTTCGGAGTAATATCATCATCGAACCAAGATTCTTCTGCGATGACACCATCCAAGGTTAAGATTCGTTCTGCTGTATTTTCATTTTTGATCCAGTTCCAAAACTTCTTCATTCACTTTCCTCCGTTTCATTTGATTTGGCAAAAGCACCTGCGTCTTGTAATTTGGTCATAGCTCCATTGATGAGGTAAAGATCTCCGCCGAGTTCTGCAGGAATACGGTCGAGGTTTTCCAGTTCTCGGATATCATTGGCACTCATCCAACCGTTTTGTCTTGCTATGGCATAACCATTCATGCGGCTAACATAGTCTCCACGAAGTAATCCATCCACGTTGAACTTAATGAAAACCTTGGACTTCTCACTCTCGGTTAGCAGAGTCCGGCACATGGCTTGCTCCCAGCGAACCACCCATGGGTCAAGGGTGTACTTCACGAACTCCAGGGATTGCTGCTCGATATTGGAAAACGAGGATTTCTCCAAGTCCGCCAGCATATGGGGTGGCACACGGAAGATGCGAGCGATCTCGTTGATTTGAAATTTCCGAGTTTCTAGAAATTGTGCTTGTTCTGGAGAGATTCCGATGGGTTGGTACTTCATGCCTTCTTCTAACACTGCCACTTTATGAGCATTACCGCTTCCCTGATAGACGGTATTCCAACTGTCCTTGACCTTTTGTGGATCTTTTATGACTCCCGGATGTTCTAAAACACCACCCGGTGCTGCACCGTTGGCAAAGAACTTAGCTCCATATTCTTCTGTGGCAATGGCTAAGCCCACTGCATTCTTGGCCATGGCGATGGGGGAATAGCCTACGAGGCCGTCAAACCCTAAGCCAGGGATATGCAATACATCTGAAGATTGTAAGTAGACTTCGCTAGAGTTGCCTTGTGAGGAGAAGTCTTCTGGGTTTCTGCGATACAAATAGAAAAGTCGACCGCTGCTATCGCGATCGACCGTGATTTTGTTGGGCATTAATGGATACAGAGCGATGACCTCTCCTCGTGCGTTTCGGATAATTTGTGCATACGCATTACCCCAGAGGAGTAGGTGGCTCATGAGGGTCTCTCGAAAAGCGAAAGAAGTCATTTCAGGGTTGGGTTCATCATGGAGTAGTCGGTAGATAGGATGTTGCCAGTATTTTTCTTTGCCTCCGTTATCTGTATAGCGGTAAACGTGTAAAGGTAATCCGGCTACGGTCTCGGCTAAGATTCTGACACAGGAATAAACGGCAGTCATTTGCATGGCGGTATGCTCGTTGACCGGTTTACCAGCGCTGGTGTTTCCGAAAAAGAAGCTGTATCTGCTTCCCGAGAGCGTATCTTT